CCATATTATGCAAAAAAGTTTAAGACTAGAAAGGAGTATTCATAATGTATTTACCGATGTTTTCATGGCATGTATTTAAAGCAAACCTATTAGATATGGGTGTAGTTTCTCAAGAACAACTAGATGCAATGAAAAAAGAATGTTATACCATGAGAAAAAATGACCCAATTGGTAGGTCTCGTTCTAATAATGGTGCTGGTTGGCAATCTAACGATGGTGTAGATGAAAGACCCATATTTCAATCTTTACTCAATGGTGTAGAAGAGGTTTTTAATAAAGAAGTATTCCCATTTTATTGTGGAGAACATCATAAAGATTTTACTTTAGAACATAATAATTATTGGGTAAACATAAACTATCAACATGGATATAATAATGTGCATACACATCCAGGCTGTTGGTATAGTGGTGTTGTTTATATTTCTGTTCCAGAAGAGACTAGGGGGTCTGGAGTTTTACAATTCTTAAGTGGCCAAGCAAAACACATGTCAAACTTTATACATGCAACTGCAAGAAGTAGAGATAACTTTGTTGTAGAACCAAGAGAAGGTGATGTATTATTATTTCCTTCTGCAATGCAACATCATGTAGAACCATTAGAAACAGACTTTGATAGAATCTCAATTGCATTCAATACCTCATTTAGTTGGAGAGGTAACAGTCAAGACCTAAATAATCATCCAGATATACAAGCAAGACAAGTAGACGATATACCAGTATTTGAAGTTTGTCCAGAAAGTGGAAACCTTCATTTCCCTAAATAACCTTATATAAACACACTTTATAGGGATTATCTCATGGATTTTGAACTCGGACATTTAGTATGGAACTTAGTATTAACAGGTATTATTGGCCCATTCGTATGGTTCATGGCAAATCTAAACAGTGAACTTAAAAGAGTAGAAGTATTATTAAATAAAACTCGTGAAGAAGTAAATAGAGATTTTGTTTCTAAAGAAGATTTACATAAAGATATGGAAAGAATGATGGATTCTTTAGACAACATTAATAAAAAAATTGACGATTTCTTACTTTCAAATCAAAAATAACATAAATACTGATAGAAGAAATTAATTTCTAACAGGATTATGTTATGGCAGCTCCAAATAGTAAAGCAACATTAAAAGAATATGCATTAAGACAACTGGGTAAACCAGTGATTGAAATCAATGTGGATGATGACCAAGTTGATGATATTATAGATGATGCATTACAATACTTTGCAGAGTATCATTACGATGGTACTATTCGAACATATTTAAAACATCAAATTAACGATAACGACCTTGCAAATCAAAAAGCAGATGCAAGTATGTCTCAATCATCTACAGGAACACACATATCAAGTTCTATGACTTTTAAAGAGGGTCAAGGATACATTGTTCTTCCAGAATCAGTTTATTCAGTATTAAGAGTATTCCCATTCGTAGATAAATCTGGTCTAAACATGTTTGACCTTAGATACCAATTAAGACTAAATGACTTATATGACATCTCTTCTACATCTATAGTGCAATATGAAATGGTGCAAAATCACATTCAATTATTAGATGAAATACTAATCGGACAAGTTCCAATTCGTTTTAACAAAGCACAAAACAGATTATACTTAGATATGGATTGGTCAAATGCAGTCACATCTGGAGAATATATTATCATAGATTGTTACAGAAAGATAGACCCAACACAATTCACAGATGTTTATAATGATGTTTGGTTAAAGAAATATGTAACTGCATTAATCAAAAAACAATGGGGTCAGAACCTTTCTAAGTTTGAAGGGGTTCAGTTGCCTGGCGGAGTTACCTTACAAGGTAGACAAATCCTAGAAGATGCAAACACTGAAATTGAAAAGTTAGAGGAACAGAGTAATTTATTACAAACTGAGTCTGCTATAATGATGGGGTAATCGATGCCTACTAATGTATATTTTAACCATGCAGTTCAATCGGAACAAGACTTACATGAAGATTTAGTTGTAGAATCTTTAAGATTCTATGGCCATGAATGTTTTTACTTACCACGAACTATCGTAGATGAAGATGAATTATTTGGTGAAGATACTTCATCAAAGTTTGACGATGCATATTCAGTTGAAATGTATATTGAAAATACCGAAGGGTTTGAAGGTGAAGGAGACTTACTTTCTAAATTTGGTGTAGAAGTCAGAGACCAAGCAACCTTCGTTTTATCTAGAAGAACATGGAATAGGTTTGTATCATTAGACCAAAACTTAGTTACAGCAACAAGACCTCAAGAAGGTGACTTAATTTATTTCCCACTTGGAAATCAAGTATTTGAAATTAGATTCGTAGAACATGAAAATCCATTCTATCAATTAGGTAAACTTAATGTATTTAAACTACAATGTGAAACCTTTGAATACTCACACGAAGCATTTGATACTGGTATTGCAGAACTTGATGGTGTCGAAGATTCATTTGCATATCAAGTATCTATGACATTAGGTTCTGGTTCTGGAGACTTTGTTCATGGAGAGACAGTCACACAAACAGTTGCATCTGGTAAAACTGTATCTGGACAGGTAGTATCATACACTTCTGAGGGTGCAAATAGTAAAACTCTTATTGTTAATAACATAACATTTGATGATACAGATGTTCCAGCAACAAATACAATGTTTGTATTATCATCTAATGCAGCTGCAGGTAATATTGTAGGTGCAACAAGTGGTGCAAATAGAACAATAACAACTGCACCAGACCAATATGTAACACCAAATGACCCACTTGCAGACAATAAAGACTTTGAAACTGCTGGTGCAAACATCGTAGACTTCTCGGAAAGTAACCCATTTGGGTCACTATAAATATGAGTAGGAATTAAAAATGTTAGGTAAATCACATTTCTATCATGAAGCAATCAAACGAGCAGTATCAGTTTTTGGTACAATGTTCAATGAGATTGATATTCAAAGAGATAATTCGTCTGGAACTCAAACACAAAACATAAGAGTTCCATTATCTTATGGCCCAAAACAAAAATTTATTGCAAGATTAGACCAAGCTGCAGACTTAATGGACAGCACTACATCAAGAGTTGCAATGACTTTACCAAGACTTGCATTTGATATTACAGGTATAAGTTATGATGCAGAAAGAAAACTTGGTAAATTAAAACAATATAAACTACAAGACAGTGGTGATAACACAGTTTTAAAAACACAATTTGCACCAGTTCCATACAACATACAATTTGGTTTATACTGCATGGCAAAGAACACCGAAGATGCATTACAGATTGTAGAACAGATATTACCTTTTTTTACACCAGATTTTACAGTCACTATGACCACAGTGCCAGGCACTAATGAAAAAAGAGATGTACCTATTGTGTTGCAAGATGTATCTTATGATGACCAATATGAAGGAGACTTTCAATCTCGTAGAGTAATTATCTGGACATTAAACTTTGAAATGAAAACATATCTATATGGTTCTATAGGTAAATCAGAGATTATTAGAGATGTTCGTGCAAGAACATACATTACAGACGATGGACAAGCAAATAGTGCAGCTGGAAGACAGAGTGAAATTAAACAAGTTCCTAATCCAACTAATGCAAGTCCAGAAACAACACCACTAAATATAACTGAAACAATAAACTTTTTTGATGGGAATGACTCAGATTATAATACTGATAAAACCACAATTACTTAATTATGAAACAAACTATAGACGACAAACTAGATGAACTTCTAGATATTAACAACGAAGCAGAAGAAGTAGTCAAAGAAACTAACAGACAACTCGTTCCCAGAGACCAGAATGGTCGTTTTACAGAAAGAAAAGATGAACAACAGGTTGACTACAAATACACCAGAAACACTCTGTATGGACTCGTAGAGAGAGGACAGGATGCAATTGAGGGTATCCTAGACCTTGCAAAAGAAAGTGAACATCCGAGGACTTATGAAGTTGCTGGACAGTTAATTAAGACAGTATCCGAAACATCTGAAAAGTTATTACAAATACAAAAAATGATGGATGACTTAGAAGACGATAGACCTAAAAATCAAACAACAAATCAAAATTTGTTTGTAGGTTCTACAGCAGAATTACAGAAACTATTAAAAAACAATGCCAAAACCGAAGAATGAAGGATATCTTGGTAACATAAATGTCAAAAGACAGGGTGTTACTGAGGAATGGACAGACGATAAAGTTCAAGAGTATTTAAAATGTACTCGTGAACCAGCATACTTTATATCCAAATATTTAAAAATTATTTCCTTAGATGAAGGATTAGTTCCTTTTGAACTCTATGATTATCAACAGGGATTAATACAACACTTCGAAGATAATCGATTTAATATAGTACTTGCATGTCGTCAAAGTGGTAAATCTATAACAGTATGTGCATATCTTCTTTGGTATTTACTATTTCATCCAGAACAAACAGTAGCTATTCTTGCAAACAAAGGTGCAACTGCAAGAGAAATGTTATCTCGTATTACAATTATGTTAGAGAATGTTCCATTCTTTTTACAGCCTGGGACTAAAGCATTAAACAAAGGAAGTATAGATTTTGAAAACAATTCTAGAATTATTGCATCTGCAACTACAACATCATCGATTCGTGGTCTATCTGTTAACCTTCTTTATCTTGATGAGTTTGCCTTTGTAGAAAATGCAGAACCATTTTATACTGGTACATATCCAGTTATTACATCTGGTAAAAACTCAAAGGTTATCATAACATCTACTGCAAATGGAGTAGGTAATATGTTCCATCGTATCTGGGAAGCATCAGTTACTAACTCAAATGAGTTTGCAAACTATCAAATAGACTGGAGTGATGTGCCAGGCAGAGACGAAACATGGAAGAAAACTACCATTGCAAATACATCAGAATTGCAGTTCGAACAAGAATTTGGTAATTCTTTCTTAGGAACTGGTAGAACTCTCATTCCATCTAATATTATTTTAGGATTAGTATCTGAAAGTCCTATTGAATTATATGGTCAAGTAAGAGTATTTAAGAAACCTAAACCACATCATGAGTATATAATGACTGTAGATGTTGCAGAAGGTAAAGGTATGGACTATTCTACCTTTACTATATTTGACATACATGATGGTAATTTATTTGAACAAGTATGCACATTTAGAGATAATATGATATCTCCTATGTTATTACCAGACATATGTGCAAAATATGGTAAGTTATACAACGATGCACTTATTATTGTAGAAAATAATAATCAAGGTACAATGGTCTGTAGAGAGTTATATTACGAATTAGAATACGAAAATATGTTCATGACAAGTTCGGTCAAGGCAGATGGAATAGGAGTTAGAATGACCAAGAAGGTCAAAGCACAAGGATGTGCAGCTCTTAGGGAGATAATGGAAGAGAAAAAACTGTATATAAGAGATACAGATACCATTCAAGAGTTTGCAACTTTCGTATCAAAAGGACAATCTTGGCAGGCAGATGGTGGTTGTCATGATGATATGGTAATGAATTGTGTCATGTTTGCATGGTTTGTTAGTACACCATTGTTTAAAGATATGTCAAGTGCAGACTTAAAATCAATGTTATATGCAGAAAAACAAAAAGAAATCGAAGACGATATAGTCCCAATAGGTATCATAGACAGCGGTAAAGGTGCAGAGTCCTTTACAGAAGATGGTGATGTCTGGACAGTTGTGGACGATGGAAACAATTATGGAGTGTTTTAAAAACAATAAAATACTAAATACTATGGACGAACACAATAAATGTGGTCGGTCATAAATAAACTTTATGGGAGAAAACTAAAATGGCATTTCTAGTAAGTCCTGGCGTTCAAGTCAGAGAAATAGATGTTTCAAATGTAGTACCAGCGGTATCATCTAGTATAGGTGGTTATGTAGGTTCTTTTAGTTGGGGCCCAGTTGATGAAGTTAGAACTATTACATCCGAAAAGGATTTAGTAAGTGTATTTGGTGAGCCATCTGGTGATGACACCTATCTTACTTCTGTAAAGAAGAAAGAACACTTTTACTCAGCTGCAAATTTCTTGAAATATGGAAATAACTTAAAAGTGGTTCGTGCAGTTTCAACAAATATGTTGAATGCATCCACTGGTTCAGCTGGTTTACTAGTAAAAAATGCGACACATTATTATGATAATAATTATCATACAGGTGCAGCTGCTTCAAATGTTGGAGATTTTGTTGCAAGATGTGTTGGTGTTTTAGGTAATAGTTTAAAAGTATCTGTTTGTGCAAGTGCAAATGCATTTTCACAATCCGCTGCAACAACTGTAAATGACAGTTCAATTGCATTGGGAGATACATCAATGACAGTTGCAAGTGGAGCTGCATTAGTTGTTGGAGATATAATTACTTTTGGTACTGATACTAATAAGTATAAAATCTCTGAAATTAATACTAATGCCATTACATTTGCATTGGCAAGTGATGGAAGTTCTGGTTTACAAACTGTAGTTGCAAACTCAGCTAATGTAAACAGAGAATGGGAATTTGCATCTAGTTTTACAAAAGCTCCTGGCTCAAGTCCAGATGCTATTGCAAACAGC